AATACGTGCAGCGTTTAGGCAGTGAAAATAGATTATCTATGGAGCCAAGACAGCTCTGTTCATGCCATTAACAATGATTTCCAAGGCATGGCTTTAGAAGTGGGCATCTTGTGTCTTGTTTCTTGCCGAGAGGAGACTATTAGAATAAGCAACGAAAATCATTCAATGCTGGTTGAAGTGCCTAAAGAATTTCGCTCTAGCAGCGAAAGAGTGAAGGTGTTCAACGCATTGTTAAACGTTCTTGATCATGAGCAAATACAGCTTCCTTCTGCAGACTAAAGCTGAGGAATATTTTGAGCTACTGCCTGGCGTGCGTCTCAAGAAATATGGCGGCTGGCTTGTGGCTGAGGCTATTGAGCAGGAAGAAATTAGCAAGCTTCAAAGTCAGGCGACCATTCGTGCTGTGCAATTGGCAAAGCGCATTGCAAAAGATAAGGACATTCAGCTAGACGAAGCATTTGGCTTGCTGCAAGGTGGCGGCGGTTCCATTACTGAGGCTGAGCTGCTTTCTGAATACACGGAAGAAACTTTGAGCATGATCACGAGCGGCTCTTCAGTGGAGAGCACGAATGCACGCATGGTCACTGCCTTCATTCGTTCTCGCGGTCAGGGCTTGATTGAAGACGAATGGCAAGATCTTTCTGACTGGGAGCTTGAAGATACTAAAAATCTTCCCCGTAAGGCCATCGCAAAAGTGGTGGAGTTTATTGCTGAAGAGCAAAATGCTGAGACGCAGGAGGCCGTGGCAGCAAAAAAAGCGACGAGGAAGAGTTCTCCTCAGTAGCTGAAATGCTGGAGGCGCGAGCGCGTAGCCAGTTAAAAAGCCTCACTGATTGGAACGAAATTTACTTCCGTCTTTGCGCTTCTGATTTTAATGATGGGCGATGGCAAGCCGACCAATTTGGTCGGCAGTCATTGTCTGACGTAAAGAAGGCGTTGAAATATCTTGATAAGCATGACGTGGCAAAATACAATGTGCAGAGCGTTGCTATTGCCAAGCTTGGCACAATGGCTGCTGGCATGATGGGCGGCAAAAAGAGCAAGGTTAAGCCAGAAGATTTTCTACCATTTGATACGAAATCAATTAAGAGAGAAGGAGGAGTTAGCGATGCAAGCTTGATTGTTTTACAGCGTCTTATGAAGACGAGGAAGATGGATGGCAGGGTGATTGCATTGCTGGCGGATGATTTAAAGGCTTTTTCCGGGCGTAATCAGGATCAATGATTATAGAATGAAGGGAATGTGATTAGAAAGCGAGATGGCAGCTCAAGACGCCGAACTTCAGCTTAAGGTAAGTCTTGACCTGTCATTTTTTAGACAGCAATTAGCGACACTGGGAAGCGCTGCTGCTGGTTATCAACTTCCTGTTAATGTCAAATTTGACAGATCATCTCTTACCAAACAGCTCACGCTCTTAAGTAATTCTCTTAGCAGAAAAAAATACGACGTAGAAGTCAAGAGCACAAGTCTTGAGGCTCTACTAAAGCAAGTAGATACTTTCAAGAACACTCTTGCTGCTCTTAAAACAGAAGATATTTCTCTCGATGTAAAAGTTGAAGCTGATATCTCTAAAACAAAAGGCAGCGAGGCCAGGAGAAATATTATCAATGCGATTACTGGCGGCCCTGGTAAAGCAATTGTCATTCCCACGGCTGCAAAAGATCCATTGGTCAAAAATATTGACGAAGTTAGGGCAAGTATTAAGAGAAAATTGGGAACAATTGAAGTGGATGTAAAGGCATCACTAGCGGGTGGTGCCGCAGACAGTGATGCTATTAAAAAGAAGATTCTTGGAGAAACGGAAGCTATTGCATTACCTCTCCAGGTAACATCCCCAAATCGTGATAACATTAGGCAAGTTAGGGCTGATATTAAAGAAAAGCTTTCTGGAATTAAAATTCAAGTTCAAGCCGAGCTGTCTGGTGCAGCCCTAAAGTCCACTGGCGCGGCAAAAACACCAGAAAATTATTCGCAAGCTCAATTAAGGAAACTTGGTCAAGATATTAAGCCGCTGTACCGAGCTGCAGCAGATGCGGGGTTGGTCGAATTTAATAAAACAATTGCCAATAACATACAGGAAATAGCTAGAGAACTTAGCGGAATTAGCAGGGATTCAATTGCGGGTTTGCTTAATGGCCTCAAGAGTGGAGAACCGCAAATCAAGGCAGCCGCAAAAAGTTTAGGGCAAGCTCTTATTGTCTCTATCAAAGACGTTCTTGGCATTGCATCGCCTTCTCGTGAATTTAAGAAGATTGGTCAAAACGTAGGCGAGGGTTTTCAGCAGGGCATGATGTCCTCAATAGACAAGGCTTTTGATGCAGTGGAAGGCTTAATGCGAGCACGGATGAAAGTGCTCGATACCATTGCTCGTGGTATGTTCCGCATGGTAGGCATTGATCCCGCCGCCATCAGAGCTGAAGCGGCTCAACGCCGTGCTTTGCCTGGAGTGAATTTTCCTGCAACAGTGCCACCTCGCAACATTTCAATTGGCCCATCTGGAACTGGCAGGGCATTGCCGCCTGGCGCGATTCCTTCTGCGCTTCCCGGTACTGCTTTTGGTGCTCAACGCTATTTGCCAACTGCTTTAAGCGATGAGCTGAAGCAGATTTTACGGGGCGCCGCATTTGCTTTTGTTGATTCTCTCAAACAGCAAATTAGAAGTGTTCGCGTGGGGCTTAGCGCTACCCAGCAGCCATTACTAGGCGCAAGTCGCATTGCTGGCCTGCTTCCTGCTGGAATTGGCCGTGCTCCCAGTGTTTATTCAACCGGGGCCATTGGGGGAGAAACGAGAGCTGAGATGATGGCACGTCGTGAGCGTGAGGCACGTGTGCGCTCCGCATTACGCGGCATGGATGTAATGGGAGGAGGCGCTGGCCGACCTCCCTCTCCTTACAGCTATGCGTATAGAAGCGCTCGTCCAACTGGGGCGATTGTTCCTTACGCAGCGCCGGGCGCCATTGTCCCTCAACCGCGAGCAGCGGGCGAGCAACTTAGGGGACAAGCCACGCCATTTGCATCGCCACTTCCAAAGAGTTATTTGGAAATTGGCAAAATTATTAAGGGTATTGATCCTATTCTTCAGCGTTCTAGCGTGCCATTTTCTGGCGCCATTCGTGAGCTGGGAGAAGAATTTAGTTTCGCAATTAAGCAAGTATTGTTATTTGGTACTGCGTATAAAGCACTTGCTTTCTTCATGGATCTTCCAGCGCAAGCGCTTCGGGCTTCAACCGCTTTGCAGTCCTTCAATAATCAATTAAATGCAATCACTGGAGGCGCACCACAAGCAGCTCGTTCAATGGCGTTTATTAACAACACCGTTGAGCGCTTCAATGTGCCACTACAAAGCGCCCGCGAAGGTTTCTTGAGACTTTACGCATCCATGTCACCAGCCGGTATGGATGCAGGCACAATTGAAAATCTTTTTGTTGGCATTTCACAGGCATCAGCAACGCTGGGACTTAGCGCGGATCAAGTGGATCGCGTCACTTATGCGTTTTCGCAGATGGCTAGCAAGGGTAAGGTGATGAGCGAAGAGGTGACGGGGCAATTGGGCGACGTGATCCCCGGAGCATTGTCGTTGATGGCTGATGCGGCTGGCATGAGCATGGCTGATTTTAAACAGGCAATGGAAGATGGCCTGGTCAGTGGGAAAGCGATGGAACAGTTGTTTACTAATCTTCCCATTGTTCTTGAACAGCGTTTTGGTAAGGGCGCTGCAGGTGCGGCTCAAACATTACAAGGTCAATTAAACGATCTTGCCACCTCCACCACTCGCCTGTACGAAGCATTTGAACCTATTGTTAATTCCATTGCTGGAGTTGTTTTGCCTGCATTGTCCGCCGGATTGGCGGATGCTCAAAGTGCAGTGGCTGCATTTGGCATGAAAATTGAAGGAATCAATCCCGCTACTAATCTTCTTAGCGAAAATGCTCAAAATATTTATCGTAACCTGGAAATCGTCGCAGACACTGCATCTTCACTTATTTCAGTGATTCAATCACTTGGTGGAGTATTTAGTGCATTTGGCAATATTCTCTCTGGCGCGTTGCAGTTGTTTAATGCAATTGCCGGAAACCCTGTGGGAGAATTCTTTGTCAAGCTTGCTGTGAATATTGGGCTTGCGACTGCCGCGATCA